GAACCAAGACCTTAGTTTAAAAGAATTTCTAGATTTAGTTGATAAAAAGAAAACAACCTTGGATGCTTTATCTAAGATGAAGTTTGAGTCTAAGGAAGAAGAGTTTGAGGGTTTGATACCTTGCATAAAAAATCTTGTTCTAATGGGTATACCACAAGGCATGAGGAATAATGCTATGTTTCATACAGGCATATTCTTGCGTAAGAAGTACCCTGATGGTTGGAAGAAAAAGCTAGAAGAATGGAACACAAAGATTTGTAAACCACCTATGCCAGCTGATGAAGTGGTTCAACTACAAAAATCCATAGATAAGGATAAGTATGGATACAAATGCAAAGAGGAGCCAATGGCCAGCTATTGTAATAGGGATATGTGCATAAGCATGGAGCATGGAGTTGGTGGCGGTTCATCAATACCCTCGATGGGTGGCTTAACAATATTGAAGTCAGAGCCAAGATTATATTTTTTAGATGTAAATGGAACACGGTTAGAACTATCAACAGAACAATTACAGATGCCACTACAGTTTCAAAGAGCTTGTATGGATCAGATTGATTTTATGCCTCCAGTAACAAAGTCCTCTGATTGGCAAGTTTTGGTTAATGGTTTGATGTCTAATGCTACAACAATTGAAGCATCCCCCGAACTTACTACTACAGGTCAATTTGAAGAGTTATTAGAAACTTTTTGTACAAGCAGAATAAGGGCTAGGTCACCAGAGGAATTACGTATGGGCAAGCCTTGGACAGAAAATGACCTTACATATTTTACCCTTAAAGGGTTACAAGAATTTCTCAAGAATAGGGGGTTTGTTTCATTTAATAGACCACAAATACAAGAGAGATTGAAGCGTCTTAACTTTGGTTCAGAATGTAATGGGTATTACAAGCTGAAAGACGATTCAGGCAAATGGCACAACATCAGGGTTTGGTGGGTGCCAGAATTTGATAACACGGAAATACCAATTCCAAGCAAGGAGACAGAGGATGACATCCCTTTCTGATACATTTTCGGATACGAACTATTTGAAAATAGGAGACTTAACTAAGAAGTTTGGTGTAGCACGAAGTACAATATACAGATGGGTAGAGGCGGGGCACTTTCCTCAACCTATTGTGCTAGGCCCAGAGCAAGATAAATTTAGTGCAAAGAGATGGTTAGAAGAGGACATAACCGAGTGGCTCAAAGCAAGACCTAGGCAGACCTATGAGTCAGACTGAAACATTAATATTCGGTCCTCCAGGGTGTGGTAAAACCCATACTTTGATTAATATTGTTAAACAGGAGTTGGCTAATGGCACACCTCCTGACAGAATTGGCTTTGTTTCGTTCTCAAGAAAATCAATATCAGAGGCAATACTTAGGGCTGGTTCAGAATTAGGGTTAGAGGAAAAAAATCTTCCTTGGTTTAGAACATTGCATTCCATAGGGCATCGATGGCTTGGCTTTGATAAAGAAAAAATAATGGGTTATTATGAGTTTCAAGAGTTTGGGCATGAAGTTGGTATGGTCTTTGACTCAAGCACTGCTGCTCAAATGGAAGATGGTCTTGTGCCTGTTTCTCATAAAGAAGGCAATAAGTATTTAGAAATCATTGCAAGGTCTGCAATGAGGTGTATTACCCTTGAGGATGAGTTTAATTCTAAGAAAAACTATGACATTTATTGGGAGTTTCTTGTTGCTTTAGACACAGCTTATAAGTCTTACAAAAGAAGAAATGAGAGGCATGATTATACAGACATGGTATCAAAGTTTGTGCTTCAAGGAACTGCGCCAACATTAGATGTACTTATTGTGGATGAAGCCCAAGACTTAACACCACTTCAATGGAAGCAAGTGTCTGTTCTAAAGCAACACGCAGAACGAGTGTGGTATGCGGGGGATGATGACCAATGTATTCACGGATGGAATGGTGTGGATGTTAATTTATTTTTAAAGATATGCCCCAACATACAAATATTAAGTCAAAGTTACAGGGTTCCAAGAAATGTTTTTAAACTAGCCAAGACTCTTACAAACAGAATAGAGGTTCGACAACAAAAGCACTGGAATCCAATGGATCGTGAAGGCGATGTGATATGGCATTCCAATTGGAACGATGTTGATATTGAAGATGGTTCTTGGACTATGATGGGAAGAACCAATAAAATAGTATCAGGCGTAGCCCAACAATTAAAAGACGATGGGTATTTGTTTATAAGAAATGGTAAACTTAGTTTTGATGAGGTTACTCTTAAAGCTATGAAAACATGGAAGGCATTGTCTGAAGGTCGAGAAGTAATTCTTGATGATGTAAAACGGCTTTATAAATTAGTTCCAAAGCGAGGTGATAAGGCGGTGGTTAAGAGAGGGGCATCAGCATCGTTAGATGCAATAGACCCACAAGCAACCTTATCGTATGAGTTGTTAGTTCGTGATCATGGATTAATTGCGGATAAATCGGCTGCATCACAAGATGTTTGCAATCTGTCTTACCAAGACAGGATTTATCTTGCTTCAATATTAAGAAGAGGCTCTTTGGATCCAAGAATTACAGTTTCAACAATTCACAGAATGAAGGGCGGTGAAGATGATAATGTAATGTTGTTCACAGAATCGTGTTACCCAGCTGTTTCAAATGTTGATCAAGATGAGGAACATAGAGTTTTTTATACAGGTGTGACAAGGACAAAGCACAACCTTCACATCATCGACAGTGCATCAAAATATAGGTATGAAATATGAAAAAAATAACCAAACTTGAAAATATTAAGAAGTTAATAAGCAAGCACCCAAAAAAGAATAATAAAGAGATAGGTGCTATGGCAAAAGCCAATCCAAACTATGTAGCTAAAATAAGAAGAATTGAAAGAAAATCTAATATTCCTAGGGCACAGTTAGCAAAGGAGTTGGAGCCAGGTCTTAATGCTTTGTTTGGTTCTGCATACTTAGACGCATCAGAAGAAGCTAAAGTAATAAGGGGCAAGCCAAGACCCAAGAACAGGATTTGGTTTTTAAATGAGGCTGAACTTTTAATTAACGGACCAAGGAAAAATGATTATGGTGAGTCTAGGATAAACCATGAAAGAATAGCAACTATGTGGAGCATTATTTGTAAGACGGAGATAACTCCAGAACAGGTTATCGCTTGTATGATAGGGTTGAAATTAAGTAGACTGTCCGAGGATATAACTAAGAGTGATTCTTGGTTAGACATAATAGGATATGCCGCTCTAGGTGGGGAAATGGTAAATGAAGAAAGAAAGCAGCCAGATTAGTTTCTTGGAGCGTTTGGATTTAGATACAATCGAAGAGGATTGGTTGCCTCCAACGGAGTTCCCAGATTTAACTAAATCAGAATATATAGCGATTGACCTAGAAACCAATGACCCCAACCTAATGGAGTTAGGCCCAGGATGGGCTAGGGATGATGGGTTTATTGTTGGTATAGCTATCGCGGCAGGGGACTTTGTTGGGTATTATCCTATTCGTCATGAGGCGGGGGGCAACATACCTCAAAGAAAAGTTATGACGTGGCTTAAAGACCAACTTAATACACCTCACATTCCAAAGATAATGCATAATGCTACTTATGATGCGGGGTGGCTTAGATGGGCTGGTGTTAAGATAGAGGGTAGGATCATAGATACCATGATTGCTGCCCCCTTAATAAACGAAAACAGATTTAGTTACAGTCTTAATAATTTGTCCAAGGATTATCTTAACGAAAAGAAAGATGAGAAGACACTACGTGCTGCGGCAGCAGATTATGGTCTTGACCCTAAAGGTGAGATGTGGAGATTACACCCACGTTTTGTAGGTGCGTATGCGGAAAAGGATGCTGAACTTACCTTGCGTTTGTGGAACCACTTTCGTGTAGAATTAGAGCAGCAAAGCCTAATGACAGTTTTTGATCTTGAAACAAACTTGATACCAGTTCTTTTAGATATGCGAGAAAAGGGTGTCAGGGTAGATGTTGATGCAGCGGAGAGAACAAAGAAAAATTTAAGAGACTTAAAAGAAGCTGTAACAATGGAGATAGAGCATGACACAGGCATCCGAGTAGAACCTTGGGCTGCTACAAGTGTTGCTAAAGTATTCAAGCATTATAACCTGTACTATGAAACCACTGAGACAAATAATCAGCCGTCCTTTACCAAGTCTTTCTTACAAGCATGTCCACATGAGGTATCCAACAAAATATTAAGATTGCGTGAACTTGATAAGGCAAGCAATACATTTGTGGACAGCATATTAAAGTTTGCTCATAAGGGTCGTATACATTGTGAATTTCACCCGTTGCGTTCTGACGATGGTGGGACTGTGACTGGCCGGTTTAGTTCTAGTAATCCTAATTTACAGCAGATTCCAGCTAGGGATCCAGAAATCAAAGCAATGATACGTGGTTTGTTTTTACCTGATGACGGATACAAATGGGGCAGTTTTGATTATTCTAGTCAAGAGCCAAGGTTACTGGTTCATTATTGCGCGATGCTACCTCCAAATCTTAAACATCATGCAATAGACAGCCTAGTAGATGAGTACCAAAATGGTGACCCAGACTTTCACCAGATGGTAGCTGACATGGCGGGTATAACTCGCAAGAGTGCTAAGACAGTAAACCTTGGCATTATGTACGGCATGGGCAAAGGTAAACTGGCAAACACGTTAGATATTTCAAGCGATGAGGCAACAAGTTTGTTGGACAACTATCATAGGAAGGTGCCCTTCGTTAAGGGCCTTGCTGACCAAGTAGCATTAAGAGCTTCACAAAACGGTAAGATAAGAACCATGTCTGGCAGGCAATGCCGTTTTGAAATGTGGGAGCCAAGAAGTTTTGGGTATAATAAGCCTCTGCCGAGGGAACAGGCAGAGAAAGAATATGGTATGGGTATACGCAGAGCATTTACCTACAAGGCACTGAACAGGCTAATACAAGGCTCCGCAGCCGACCAAACCAAACAGGCAATGGTAGAATGTTATAAAGAAGGGCTAGTGCCTTTACTTACAGTGCATGATGAACTATGCTTTAATGTGGAGTCCGAGAAGCAAGCATCAAGGATAAAAGAGATTATGGAGACATGCTCTGATTTAAAAGTTCCGAGCAAGGTCGATCAAGAGTTAGGTAACAATTGGGGAGAGGTAGGATGAACCAAATTTTACAATGTCCACACTGCAAACATGACAAAATACATCAAATTGAAACGCAACTTTACTGCCGTGAAGAGGAAAAAGATGAAGTTTTAGTGCTTGTTGGTATGTATACTGGAATGATCAGTCAGGCCAAAGCCTCACAAACTAATCGTTCAATATCAAAAGCCAACCCTTCAGTCAGACGGCAAGGAATGCGTGTTATTTTTAAGTGTGAAGGATGTGACGAGTATCCTCAACTGGTTTTGCATCAGCATAAAGGTGATTCAACTCTTCAATGGGAATTGGGCTAGTTATCACAGGCTCGCATCCTGTCAACTAAACGCCTTGCACGGTTGGTTACTTGAGTGTACCACTTTGAATCAACCATCTCATCGGCTGCAGCAGGCCAGTCCCTTGCATCTACGTTTGCTTTCATGCCCTTGAATTTTGATAGTCTTGGATATCCAAGGTTAAACATCATGTTTGCTATGATTAGTTGTACCTCTTCGGGTAGGTCATTAAAGTCTTTGTAAAGCCTTTGACAATCCTCGAGCGTAACTGTGATATCTAAGTTAAACGCAGACTGAACACGGCTTTGTTCAACTACTGAGCCAACATCTTTGCCGTACTCTGGGTCATCTTTGGTAATCAGGTGACCAATTCCCATCGTAGGCAGACCTAGGTGGTCTAAATAAATCTCGTACTTACAGCCTTCGTCTTCGGCTAATTCTTCTCTTAGTTTGTCTATATTCATCTGGATCTCCCTAGTGATTGAGCCAGTTGCTGGGTAGCAGGACTACTGCCTAATAATATTGGTGATACAGGTGACGCTATTTTTAACGGGGTAAATACATTTGGAACAGCTGTTTGAGGTGTTGTTTGTTGTTGTTGCGTCTGTTGTTGTGGACTTTGAACCGTTGGTACAGGTGGCGTAGGAATAGCCTGCGGCCCAAATCCAAGTCCTGTTGGTAAAGTACCTGTTTGTTGCGCAGCACTTTGCCCAGAAACTTCATATACTTGTTCAAAAAACCTACCAAGTTTATCGTATTCTTTACCCGTGCCGGGTCTAACACCTGTGGGTCTTGTTACAGTATTCAAATATGTTTTGCTTCTAAGAAATTTTGCTCCTACTTTAATTGCCGTTGCCGTTGTTAGTGTAGCAAGTGGGTTTGCAATAAAAGCAACAAGACCAAGAGACGTGGCTATTGAAGCGGGAGCCAACGCACCTAACCCTGCAATCGAGCGATTGGATGCAATCGCGGATTTCCTGACAGCGTCCCTTAAAATAGGTCCTGCCCCTCCAAACATCGCGTCAATAGTCTCGTCACCATACCCTCTCAAAGCAGCATCTAACTGAGTGGAGTACTTCCCACTCAATATATTTTCTATGAACTCTTTGCCTGTAGGGTTGCTATCATCAGGCAGTTGCCTAAGTATTCTTTCCATAGCACTCTGACGAATAGCATCCATTGTATCTTCGCCAAGCTCTCTTTCGGCTTGCTTAATCGCTTCTACCCCACCCTTGCCTTTTCTAAAAACAACATCAACAATTGCCTCTGGGTTTCTTTCTGCAAGTTGTTTGCTTAGACCTTTAGCAAGAGCATTGTTCGCTAGTTCATCTCTTTGTTTTAGTATCTGTTTTATTGCAGATACTTGGTCAGCTATTGGTCTGCCTGCCAAACTGTTAATAACATCAGGAGATATATTAGGATTTACTGTTCCTAAATCTTGAAGAGCAGATATTAAAGGCTTGTACTGATCGCCAAACAGTTCTTCTCCAGTGCTTCCTAAAGCATTAATATCAGAGACAATCTTTGTTGGATTTATGTTGCCATAAATGTCTGTATTTGTTCTTGCTAAATTTGATAAATAACCTCTGGCAATAGAAGTTCTAACAGCGTCTCTGTTTTTCATCCCTGTGCCTCTAGCTTCAGCGATTCGGTTAGCAAATGCCTTTTTGCTTTCAAACTTTGCTAGTAAACGTCTTTTTAATAAGTCTGTATCAGGAAGACTTATGATTTGTTGTGGGTCTATATCACCGTCCCTCAAAAATTCTTCAAACGTTGCTGGTGTTTTCACAGGATTTACATTGCCTTCAGGTATTGCTGTGTCAAGAAATCTTCTTAAAGTATCCCCTCGATTACGTTCAAGAAGTCCTCCTTCAGCATCAAACAATACTTCAGGGTCAAGTTGTCCCTTTTTAAAATCGCTCATTAACTTTTCGGCTCGTAAATCTTTAAACCGACCAATTCCTTTTTTGTAAAAAGTATTTGCTTTGTCTAATAAATCTAAACCCTCTTTAGAAGCCTTTACTGATATTCCCGAACCAACAAAAAATGGCTTACCTGTTTCTGGATCTATTCTACCTCGTTCAGCATTCCTAATAGTTACCGCAGCATCTGTGAGAGAACGCTCTACATCTCCTAACAACTCTCCTACAATTCTACCGTTTTGTGTTCCAACAAGACCTGGGTCAAAACCAGCATCTCGAAGCACTGTTCTAATTCCGTTAATTTGTTTTACACTAGCTTTAGCATCGGCTTCTTGTCCTAATTTAAGTATAAACTTACCAACAGCAGATTGTCTTAAACCAAACGCAGGATTTTCTGCATCTAATCTGTTAAGAGTTTTTATTATCCTGTCTACGGGAACTACTTTAGCATCCCCTAAAAGGTCGTTTGCTCTTTTGTAAAGTAAACTAGAATCTTCATCAAAAATTCTTTTTGCAATGTCCACGCTTTCTGCTACTTGCCTAGCATCCATTTGTGTGGTTTCGTCACCAAACATCTTTATTAGTTTATCTATTTCGGTTTCAACCATCTGTGTAAGATTTTTATTTGCATCGTTTACAAGCTCTTCTGGAGTGCCATAGATTTTTTTGATGTCCCTGTCCAATAGTTGAAAAAGTTTTTCTGGTTCAGTAGATTTCCCTGTAAATCCTGCTTCTTTTAATTTCCCTGAAAGATTTTTAGACACAAATCTTGCGTTTGCTTCTGCCGCTTTCTTGTTAGGATAGACACCTTCATAAATAGCTTGTAAACGTCCAAGAATCGGTGATTCATTAGCTGCTCTTAATGTAGGAGAAGCACCTTCTGAAATAGCCTCTCTAGCTATCCTACGAGTTTCATTTACAGAATCACCACCAGCACCTTTAAATATTCTTCCAAGAACAGCAGTAACGCCTCTTCCAATTCCTTCACCACCAGCAGTAGCTAAAAACTCACCTAATGCGGCTCTTCCAAGTTCGGCATCCGTTTCTCTGCTTAGACCCTCTTCAGACTCCTCATATTCATCAACATATCTTCCAAGTGCGCCTGCCAATCCTGTTCCTAAAGCTGCACGTACTAGACCAACTGGCGAAAGCATCATAGAGGCGGTTATTCCAAAACCTAAAGGGCCTCTGGTTTCACCATAAAAATCAGCAAAGTCGTATTTGGTAAAACCTTTTTTCTCATCAACAGCTAATAACCCAGTTCCTTCAATATTGTACTTGGATTTTATATCATCTGGAATTAAGTCTCTGTTAATGAGAAACTCACCATCAGAATCTATCTGCACAGCATCTTCTGGTACACCTAACTCTTGTAGCCTAAGACGCTTCTCTTCTTCATTATCTCCTTTAGAGAACTCTTTTCGGAAAAATATATCTTGCACACCCGTATCATAATCAATGTCACGGGTTGGAAGCGTTGGTTCAGGAGCCGTCTCGGTTGGTTGCTGTTGAGAAAAAGCACGAACAATTGCTTGCTGTTCTACTGCTGTTGGCGTGTCTCCAGCAATACGAACTTTTTGAATGCCTGAAGGTGTGCGTACCTGAATGATTCCCATGAATTAACTGCTCGTTCCGACTATATCAAAAACCCCGTCTTCTCCTAAAACTAAATTAACACCCGAACCTTCAAGGATAGCGTCAGGAGTGTCACCTGTTATGGTTCGTTGTTCAAGGCTCATCCCAAAACCAGACAGTAAAGTTGAATATTCTTTGTGCTTAACTTCAGCACGATCTCTTAAAACAGATTGAATTTCTTGTAATGCAAAATCAGCCGCTTCTTTAGATTGAAATAGATTTTGAATACCTCCAGTTAATTTTATAACTGCCCTGCCATCTACAAGGTTAGCTTCATAACCTAAAGCAGTAGCAACACGAACACGGTCTGCATCAGAAATAGTTTTACCAGCCTCTCCTAAAAGTATGGGGGCTAATTGCATCGCAAGAATCCCGTGAACTCTTTCATACTGCCCAGCCGTGCTTAATTTAGTGATTTGATCATCTTTAAAACCAACTGATTTTAATAATGCATCGCCTCCAGCACCTCTAAGACCGTCACTAATCTTGCCTATGACTCCACCTATACCTACAGCATCACCTGTTTGTACTAACCCTCTAGCTGTCTGAATACCTTTATCCAAAGCAAGAAGTTTATCTAGTTCATTTACATATTGAGAAGACACGGCATTAAGATCGTTATCACTAGAGAATTTTGCTGTTGTCCTGCCTTGTGTCCTGCCATATTCTGTAGGTGTTAAAACCTCATATTTTATACCGTTAAATTCCCTACTTACCCTGTCATAAAGTGCGTTTATTTCTTTATACGATAAGCCTTTGTCTTTCTCGTTTTTTGCATCTAATATTTTGCTCATAAGTGTGGGCGTGGTTAAATTTTTAGTTAACCCTTGTTCTTGAGCAATATCGAAAGCCGCGTCATTTAAACGAATTGGCTGACCAACATCATACTTTTCCCCTGTTGTTGGGTCTGTAAATTCTTTTGTTACAAAGTATGTGTTTTTTAATCTATCTTGTTTTCTATCATCTTCAGTTCTTTGAATTGCATATTTTGCTGCAACAAGTTCTGTTTCTCTTTCAAACGCTTTTCTTTTTTCTTTTGATTTTATAAGTTTGGGTAATGTTTCTTTCATGCCGTTAGCAATATTTTCTATAGCACTTGAACTTTTCCCTCCTGCAATCGCAAATCCCATCATAGCAATATTAAGACCCATTGTAGTTTTGTCTTCTTCATACTTTGGAAGCAAGGATAAAAACTCAGCTTTTAAATCTTCAGGGGAATTAGTTCCTCTTTCTCTAGCTATATCAATGGAATCCTGTGGAGAAACATCTTTTGGTAAATCAGAATTAGCTTGTTTGGCTTGATTAACTATATCTTGAAAGTTAGAGGGTCTTGGTTCAGGACCCACACCTATATCAACTTGAGAAGCCTGTTCAGCTGCGCTGTTTTCTTGAGATTCTTGGTTTTCACTTGAACCGTCTTCTTCTATTTCTTCTTTTAATAGACCGGGTGCTTGTTCAGCAGCTCCTGAATCGTCTACCATTGATGCCAATGGATCTTTAGCAGCAGAAACTTTCACAGGTTTAGGGGGAGGATCAACAGCCGTAACCTCCCCTGTTTCTTCATCGATATCTACAACACCTGACTCTTCCATGGCCTTTCGGGCTAGGCGTTCTTGTTCTAGACGTTTTCGCCCAGCTTCATCAAACATATTTCTTGGCATCGGAGTATCAAACTCCGTTGTAACATCTTTTGCAAACACTCCCCCTAAACCCGTTGGAGAAACGGGAATACCTAATTCTATGGCACTTTTAGGTTCTGGTATGGCCGTTTCATCCTCTGCGCTGTATGAAGGAAATTTAAATATACCTAAAGCCTCCAACGTAGCATCTCCGGGCATTACAGTGCCTAGCCTACT